AAGAAGATTAATGGTGGTTACATCGGCTTGGAAGATCGCATCAAACATTATGAGGAAGCAATCCACTTACTAACTTAATATGAAGACATTTATACATCATGATTTCGGTAAACTTGAACGTGACACCAAACCCGATGGTACGAGGTTATACAAAACTCCATCGGGTAAATCCTATCCCTCCGTTACAACAGTTACAGGACTGCACTCAGCGAAGGGAATCATGGAATGGCGAAAAAGAGTCGGAGAAGCAGAAGCAAACCGAGTCTCAGCAAAAGCCAGTTCCAGAGGTACAAGAATACATCAACACTGCGAAGACTTTCTCCTTGGAGAGCATGTTGAACCAGATATGTTTGATGCAGAAATGTTCAACTCAATCCGACCATTGCTTGACCAAATCGACAACATCCACTGCTTGGAAACGCCATTATGGTCTGACCATTTACAAGTCGCTGGAACAGTTGACTGTATCGGAGAGTTCCAAGGTAAACTTAGTGTTATAGATTTTAAAACATCAAGCAAACCAAAAGATAGAGATGACATTCACAATTACTTTATGCAAACTGCAGCATATGCAGTAGCATTTGAAGAGCGAACAGGAATTCCAATTGGAAGACTTGTTATTATTATGGCAGTTGATAGTGATGATCCAAGATGGTTTATCGAAAAACGAGACAACTGGATTGGTGGTTTTAGAAAATTAAGATTAGATTATAAAAATATGAAAGGTGTTTAAATGATTCCAGTATTTGACTATGGTTCTATTAAAGAAGAACATAAATCTGCAGCTGAAGAATGTGCTAAATTAGTAGAGTCTATTAATCCCCCAGTTGCTAGTTTAATTCGTGAGAGGTTTAAGATTGTTGAACCAAAACGTCTACCAATAGAAAACAGTGAGTTTTATAAAATTGCAACAGAGTTTGGTTTGTTCCCTGCGACACAGGGATATATGGTTGGACCAGATGGAGTACAAATTCCAATGGTTGCAATCTGCGCAGAAATCACAAAGTTTGATCAATTTTTAGAACACTATAAAGATTTGCTTTGTAAATAAATATAGTGTATAATGTAAGAATTGCTGTATGAAGCAAAGAGAAAGGTGTTCTGGACGTGGGTTCGACTCCCACCACCTCCACCAAAAGAAAATTATGAAATTATTTGCAAAAACTAGAGATAACCAAATCGTAAAAGTTATTCGTTCTGGTAAAACCATTCACGGAGAACGAATGGTTTTAACTGAGATAGAAATGAACTCTATCAGAGTATATCGGTTTGTTGGTCAACAGGATATGTATACAATGCTATGTGATGAACATGGGAATGAAGTTTTCTTTTGATGGGGGTGCCATGGTTTCGACAGGGCAATTAGTAACAGAGTGGACAGCACGACACAGAGAGTCGTAAAAAGTAAAACAACGTAAACGCAAACGACGAACAGTTCGCATTAGCAGCCTAAACACTGCTTAGGGTTTCGGTAGTTTTCCTCGTAACAGAATAAGCTACCACTAATTTTATAACATAAGGATTAATAATGAATGTATTGCCATTGAAGACGCAAGTACTGGTCGCAGAAAATAAAAAAGAAGATACAACTGAATCTGGTATCATTATCGAAGGTACTCGTGGTACTGGTAATACAGCAAAGGCAACTGTTCTTGCAGTTGGTCCAGATGTTACTGATGTTAAAGTTGATGATGTTATCTTGTTGGATTGGTCTAAAGCATCTCCAGTGAAAATTGGTGATGTGCAGAGAGCGATGATTAAAGAAGAGTTTATCATCGGTGTGTTCGAAAATTAACTAAGGAAATTAAATGAAAGCATTTATCGCATTGTTAGCACTGGCATTTGCTTCTGTATCATTCGCAGCAGAGCCATCAAAGAAAGAAGAAAAGAAAGCAGAAGTTAATTGCGTGACGAAGGATAAGAAAGGTAATTGTCCTCCACCACCAAAAGGTGAAAAGCCAACACCAAAGAAAAAAGTTGAAGAGAAGAAATAATTTCTCCTAAATATAATACACAGTGGGTTGTTAGATCCCAATAAAACTAACATTACACACAACTCATAACACACAAAGGAGACTTATATGAGTAATATGACCCCGTTCGAGATTCGCCTTGAACTACTAAAAATGGCGAAAGATATGCTATCCGATGACTACTACGGAAAGCGTGAAGCAGTTAGTAATGAGTACTCTACAAAGTGCGAAATTGCTAAAATCCACGGAACAGAAATTCCTACACATCCAGGATTTCCACCATTCCCATCCGAAACAGAAATCATTGCCAAGGCACAAGTGCTTAATGGTTTTGTTTCAAACATCCCACTAGATACTACAAAGACTAGCAAAAAGTCCACCTGATAGGGAATTGGATTGCAGGGTTCACACACTCTGCAATCCTTAACTGTTTTAAGGAGATAACTATGCATAAACGAATATACAGTTTAGCAGCAATATTTTTAATAAGTGTAATATTATTACTAAGTGCAGGGTTCACGCAAGAAAAGATTATTGGTGTGACATATACACAGTTGACATCAGAAGCAAGAACACAAGTTGATTGTCTTGCTGAAAACATTTATTATGAAGCAGGATTTGAACCACGAGATGGGAAAATTGCAGTTGCCATGGTTACATTGAATAGAGTGCAAGACCCACAATTCCCAAAAGATATTTGCTCTGTAGTGAAACAAAAGGTAAAATCTACCTGTCAGTTCTCTTGGTTCTGTGAGCACAAAACAATTCAGAATAATTCAGCATATTTACAAGCAAGAGACATCGCACTACTTGTCTATGCTAACTATGAAAAGATGCACGACATGACACAAGGTGCATTATTCTACCATGCGGATTATGTTAATCCACGATGGAAACTTGAACGAACTACCGTAATTGGTAGACATATTTTTTATAAACAGAGAGATGGTATCTAAATGATGAACAAACTAAACATTCAGCTTAAAGATGGTGGTGACGATTCTGCTCACTCGTTTTACCTTCTGATGGAAGAAGTAACATTACAATCAGCAAAGCAGTTAGTTGAATGGATTTTTGAAGCAAACTTCGCTGAAGAGCGACCAGATTTATTGAATCTCATCATCTGCTCTCCAGGTGGTGATTTAAATGCAGCGTTTGCAGTGATTGATACTATGAAGGGTTCAGCAATTCCTATTCGCACAATTGGCTTAGGACAGATCGCATCAGCTGGACTTATGATTTTTATCGCTGGTGATAAAAAGCATCGTATTCTGACACCAAATACATCTATACTATCACATCAGTATTCTTGGGGTGCATTTGGTAAGGAACACGAATTGTTCGCAACGGTAAAAGAGTTTGACTTAACTACCAAGAAAATGATTCAACACTATAAAAAGTGTTCTGGATTATCTGATGCAAAGATCCGTGAGGTTCTTTTGCCACCACAGGATATTTGGTTAAGTCCACTTGAAGCCAAAAAATTAGGACTATGCGATGAAGTTAAAGAACTTTCTTAATTATGTAAAATTCTCAGGTGTCTGGATTGGATTTGTTTTGAATCCTTACCACTGGGAATTTAAAGTAGAAAAAACTGGACCAACAGATATGGATCCTCACGGATATATGGCATCTGTATATTTTGGACCAGTTTGGTTTAAGGCAGTCTTAGATGATGGATCTTGGTAAATTAAAGGGGATTATTATGAATGATAATGTTTTTGTTGGGTGTGTTACTCTTGCAATTGTAACACTTATTAGTTCTGTTACTTTCTATCAGTACAGTGAGTTGAAGTCAGTTGAGAGAAATGTAGAATCAGCGATTGTAAAGGGAATTGATCCTGTTGCAGTTCGTTGTGCCTATGCAACCACTTCAGATGTGGTTTGTGTAGCCTATGCAGCGTCTCATCAACAAGGGTTTCCTACCCCGAAATCCTCTAAGTAAGTAACTACTTACCTATTCAACCCTCTAGGATACAGGTGTTCTAGGGGGTTGTCTTTAATTCGTAATTAGCGTATAATAACTCTATTATATCGTTGAAAAGGAAGTAAAAATGGGTCTGCTTACTGTTGGTAATCCAAAGTTGTTAAAGGGTCAAAAGAAGGGCTATTTGTCCTCAGTGTTACACTTCGCACCTGCTGATTTATCAGGTAAAGAAGTGTGTGCCAAACGAACAGCTGGATGCACTGCTGCATGTTTGAATACTGCTGGTCGTGGTGGCATCTTTAAGAAAGGTGAATCCACTAATGTGATTCAGCAAGCACGAATTCGTAAGACCAAAGCATTCTTCGAAAATCGTCAAGCATTCCTTAATGAGTTGACTGTTGAAATTATCAAAACAAAAACCAAAGCAGAAAAACAAGGACTCATTCCAGTCTTTCGTTTGAATGGTACTTCAGATCTCGCATGGGAGAAGTATGAAGTTGTAAATGGTAAGAATATTTTCCAAATGTTCCCAGAAGTCCAATTCTACGACTATACCAAAATCAACAATCGCAAAGTTAAACACATTCCTAACTACCACCTGACTTTCTCTAAGGCAGATGGTAATGATATGGATGTTCGTCTTGCATTATCAAATGGCATGAATGTTGCAGCTGTATTTCACAAAGTGCCAGAAACATATCTTGGTCGCCCAGTTATCAATGGTGACGAGACAGATCTTCGTTTCTTGGATCCAAAGGGTGTTATTGTTGGTCTAAAAGCAAAGGGTAAAGCAAAGAAAGATACCACTGGCTTCGTGGTAACTGCTTGACTTGCAACTTTATTTAAGGTATAATTATATTATGCAAATGCTACATACATCACTTGGAAAATCTAAGAAGAAGAAACCGACTGCAAAGCAACGAGAGTTGCAGTCGTCATGGGAAGCCATGTTAAAGAAGTATGCCACAAAGACTGTTGCTAAACCAAAGCAACAACTCAGTGATGTATACTCACTTGGAAAACCTGCTTGTCGTGAGACACCTAAGATTCCAAGTCTTCCATTTAGTGGAGCACCTTGTTACAAGAAACCAAACCCTGTTTATACTGGTACTGCAATTAAGGGTATTGGCACGATGCACAAATCAAATGCAGTGCCTGTTTTTAGTGACGATGAAGCAAAAGACATTGCTTCTATGAGGAGATAATATGGATTACGATGACCCACCAAAAAAGTATAGTAGCATAACATATACTGTAAACTATGATAAACTGTTCTTTGAACCATACATTCAATGGACTCCAGAAAATCTTTCTTATTCAGATAAGATTAAAGAACTTAAAGTTATGCAAGATCAGATCGAAGATTTAATCGAACTGGCAGTAGAAAAATCTGAATGTAAAGATGCAAAAGAAGTTATTGAATATATTAGGGGATTGAAATGAGTGAGTTTTGTGTTAAGTGTTCTGAGAAAGAAGCAGAGATTGAACTTCTTCGTAAACGATATTATGATGAAATGCAATGCATGAAATCAAAGATCGAAAAACTTCAAAATGAAAATGATGCACTAATCATGGATGTTGCATTCTATGGTGGTAACATGATTAACTTGTCTTGCAATAACAAATAAGGTATAATATGACTATGACTGAAAAGTTGCATGACTTGACTGTGCAAAAAATGAAATTAGATAAATTCTTCTCTATGTTCCTTGAGAAATTTGAACGACAGATGGATCCTGACAGAACAGATACACCTGTTTGGAAATTATATAAAACTAAACTCAAAGAATATGAAAAAGTAGACCATGAAATTAAAGCAACTAGATATTGGATCAATAAGGAACGAAATGTTTAAGACTGCAAACGAATTTTCTCTACATATAGAGCAAATGGTTCGTGATACTAAACTGAGTTATATGGATGCTGTTCTTGAGTATTGTAAAGAGAATTATCTTGAACCAGAAGATGTGGCAAAGTTAATTAACAAGTCACTCAAAGATAAGATTGAAATGAATTTTCGTGAATTGAACTACTTACCAAAGCAAGCACAATTGGATGTGTGATGGATGGATTTAAGGCATATCGTTATTACCTAGCAATTAAACTCCACTTCACCACAGATAGATTTAATGTCTTTCAGAACAGAGGTAGTGTTCGTGGCACTCGTGAAGCATTTAATGCTCGTAACGACAGATACATATTTGAGAAGTTAGCATCAAAGAGATCAGATGATAAAGAGATCATCCAGTTCTTTGTATCCAACTTTGCGTATGGTAATGACCAAGCGATTTATGCTGGTCAAGAAGCAGAAGATAATTATTTACAATGGCAAAAACGAAAACAGTCCATGACTAAGATTTTCGTTGATGATTTGGCAACACTAATAACACATATTGAATTAAACAAGTTGAAACCAACTGCGATATTTCAATTTACAGAAAACGAATATCCTGTAGCACTAAAATTATTTGTTGGAGGTAAAATTGCGATAGAAACTCTAAATATTATAGACGACATGACTGGAATGCTTGATGATTGGATAACTCATCCATCTGTAAGATACATATGGGAAGATGAGATGCGAAGAATTAAAAAGTTGACTGGGTTCGTGAAATACGATAAAATTAAGATAGGTAAAATCTTCCAGCATTTTAAAGAAGAGATTGCAGAGTGAGTAACATGGGTAAGACATACAATAAACCAAAGCAAGATGACGAATTTTCTGGAAAGCGTTCTGGAAAGTCCACTGGTAAAAAAGGTGGTGGTATGAAAACGCTAAATAGTTATGTTGATGAAGAATATGATGACCCATTCTCCGATAAGGTGGATGGGATAACTGATGAAATCTTTATTCAACATATAAAACAAGACGATACAAATTAATACATTTAATACAAAGGAAATACGATGGACATTCAAGCACTACGCAAAATGCGCAACTCAGACTTTGGAGCAATTAGCTCTGCATTCGAAAAAGTCGCAAATCCCCAATCCGAACAAAAGTCTTTTGCAGACGATCGCTTCTGGCGACTCGAAGGTGACAAGGCTGGCAACGGAACAGCAACAATCCGATTCCTACCACGTGTAGAGGGCGATGAACTCCCATGGGTTCGTATCTTTTCTCATGGCTTCCAAGGTCCAACTGGAAAATGGTATATCGAAAATTCCCTAACAACTCTTGGTGAAAATGATCCAGTCGGTGAATTGAATACCACTCTTTGGAACTCTGGTTCTGAAGCGAACAAAGAGATTGCACGTAAACAAAAGCGTCGCCTAAGTTTTACAGCCAATGTTTTGGTTGTGTCTGATCCTAAGCATCCTGAGAATGAAGGTAAAGTATTCTTGTGGAAGTTTGGTAAGAAAATCTTTGATAAGATTATGGACAAGGCTCGTCCAACTTTTGAAGATGAGAAGCCAGTTAATGTCTTCGACTTCTGGGAAGGTGCAAACTTCAAACTCCGTATGCGTAAGAAAGATGGTTACGCAAACTATGATGAGTCTGCATTCATGGAGCCAGCACCAATTGGTTCTGATGAGGAGATCGTTAAGATCGCTTCTGCTCAGCACAAGTTGTCTGAGTTTACTGATCGTAGCAACTTCAAGTCTTATGATGAACTAAAGAAGAAACTAGACGCAGTTCTTTCTGGTGATACGTTCACTGGTAAGTCTGCTGCTCAGATGTCTGAACAAGAAGATCGTCCAGTTGCTGCAGCACCAACCTTTGCTTCTAAGCCAGCACCTGCTCCAAAAGCAGTAGCTGAAGATGATGATGAAGATGTTATGTCTTACTTCAAGAAAATTGCAGCTGAAGAATAAAGGTATTAACTACTGTTGTTTAATAGTTTTCACTAGATGAAAATCCTGTCATTATCACTAAGTATATATGACAGGATTTTCTGTTAATCTTCTAGGAGTTAATTATGTGGACTAAACCAACAGCAGTTGAAATGCGTTATGGCTTTGAAGTTACAATGTACGTAATGAATCGTTAATATAATTAAGTAACAAACAAAAAAGGATCCGCAAGGATCCTTTTTTCATTATGCGTATCGACTTGCTGCGTACCTACTATTAGATGATTCTTCATTTCTAATTGGAGGTCTCAATTGAACTTGAGTAGTGTTATTATTTGTAGTAGAAG